CCGGCATTAGACGCGTAAACGCGTCCCATCTCCAAACACCGGCCCAGGTGCACAACACCCAGTCCCTAAGCCGTTCAGGTGCGGGGGCTCGAGTAACTGCCCCAGTCCATGGCTTACGCACCAATGCCTTTCTGAGCCGTTTCATCCCACCCACAAGGATTCATCAGCATCAGTTTGGCGCACTCCTTAAACCCTTATCGCCCAGAGCGGCCTGCCCGCTTCGCGACAACCTTCTTCTGCTTTCTCTTACCTACTCTTGCTACCTTCACTGTTAGAGGAACAGCAGTCCCAGGAATGTTCTGAACCATATTTGACCGTGACATATGGGGCAATGAGGCGAGCCGCCTTTGAAATCAAACCTGCTATAGCAGATAAATGAATAGGATTCTCAAAGAACATTCCACACCGTACCATCGCCATCTGAGCACGGTGATACTCCTCCAGTGTGGACGTAGAGTAACCATTTGGAAAAAGCATAGAAGTTGTGCGAAACTCAAGGGTATAGTCAACAGTAACTGCCAAATTTGTCACACTCGTCGAATCCATATCATAGAGTGTGATCAAAGATACATAGTTGAAACCCCTGAGATTAAACAAAGGCACATTAAGATTCTCGTCATAACAATCAGCAAACTCGGCCGTCGCCTTATCACCCATCGTATAAGCATAGAGCCCCTTCTCCAGAAGCCCAAAATACTTATCTTGCGGTGAAACGGCATAAATATCACTTGTCATGGCCCCCGTCTCCCAGCCCTCACTCCAGAAGGGTCGACTGCCAACAGCGTGCCGAACAGCTATAACTGTTCCTTCTTTATTCATGACAGATGTCACATTACTGAGAAGGACAGCCGCAGCATTACAGCGCGAACTTAAATATGGCGTGACTGAGTTGGAGAGTTCGGCTGGTGGAGCCAAAGGCAAAAGACCACTCGCAGTCCCCACAGCAGCAACGGAGCCCGAACTCACAATGAAATCTATTTCATTGATCATAATATTAACGGCCCCGGAAGAAATGTGGATTATGCGATACCAGCCCGACCCTGGTATGGGTACAGTATGCCAGATACTTGCCGTAGTATCAACCTGGGTGAAAGTCACCGAACCAACTTCGGCTCCATTGTACGCGCTGTACTGGATTCCGAGAGAGGTGCTGGTGGCATCCGACAGCCTGATATTGAGATACGCAGCGAAACCCTGAGGAACATAAAACCACCTATCATCACCTGACATGGTACCGCACACCAACGGAAATTGTACGGTCCCCTCAGTTGTGATATTCTGCCATGAATCATTAATCATGAAAGATTGGGTGGAAATGTTATTAATCACTGCATAACTCCTTGCATTTGTAATGACTTGGTCGATCCAAAAATTATAGACCGGCGAACCACCAACAACGCTTTAGTCAACCGTTCCGAGTTGGTTGAGGCCGTCCTAGTTGTCTGCAAAGAGACAAGACCGGTCCTCTCCAAATTCGGAAAGGTAGGTAAGCGATGTGGTTTCTCTGTGCCTAGTACCGCTATCGCACGGGCCAGACCCTCAAGAGTCGACAAGGCGAAATTTTTCCTGATAGGCATCTATTCAGGAGCTCGCTGGGTCCAAGTGCAGCCCAGAAAGGACTTACAACTCATCACACGTAATCATATGCCGCCAAAGCCAATGATCGACGACACATGGCAACCTTTCAATACCACGTATGTGAGCTAATAAATCGTGAATGTCTGCGACACTCACGATACGTTGCGCCTCCTGCGCTTGTGAAGAGCTGGTCGAAGGCGAGTAAATCTCAGCCACGGCCTCCAGCGTCAAGTCGTCGTAGTCTATCTGGCCCTTCAACGGCCACTGCCACGGCTTGTGCTCATCTTGCTGGATCGGTGTCCGCTTTGCCCCTTCGCGCAGGTCCACAATTCTTCGCGCGATATCGTACAAGACAGGCACGTGCCGGGAGCATTGCACGTGCATATCAGCAACTCCAGTTATGTGGGCCATTATATCGCGGCTGTCCGGCTGCTCAACCCACCCCAACTTGTAAGTTGCTCTCCCTATGGTCTTACCCCAAAACCAACCACTTCTAGTTGGATAAGGACGATGACCAAGAAATACGCAATCAGTCAACTGATTGGAAGTGTAGAGCTTCGCAATGAACCCGAACATTGAAATGTTCTCTCTCATCCTACGCTCAAAATCACTCCGTCTCAGCTCATCAAGAGCCGGAACCGCACCAAGGGAGTCATCACCACACACTGCAACGTACACTGGACACCTATGCACGTCCTCAGCTGTGATGGAGAGTAGTGGCTTCCTTTCCCAAGCTGCCACCGCACTCAAATACGTCGCGATACCATTCAAAATACCATTGGCTAGCGCTGTATCATCGCGCCCGCTAGCATTCATGGTTCTCGCTTTATAGGACAACGGCCCAATTGTCCCCGCCGGAGAACGCCATCCTGCTAGAACACGGCGAAAAACCGTGTCCATGCAAGGATACAACTTCTCCAGGAAATCCCAGGTCTGATCACTGTGAGTGCAATCAAACATGGTGAAATCGCTCCAAAAATACGTCTGCGACGGCTGAATTAACCGTTGCAACCACGTGTGGAGTTTTTCCGGGCCCACCGACGCGTAAAAGATCCGTCCGTCTGACGGCCACAAAGACTTCAATTGGTGCACATAAGGCTTCAATACCGGGCCAGCAATGACATGACTAACGTCATGCGGTCCTTGTATGAGCCGATCCACCATATTCCGCAATGGAACTAAATGCCCACTATCTTTCGCAAAACCGGGCAAAATCTCAGTCTTAACAAAGGCCTTGAACGCCGTATAACGCGAGCGCCAACCAGTCCGCTGGTATACTAACCAAGCACGACCAAGCGCAGCTCGTCTACGCGTCGGCATAGTGCTCAACCAGTCCTCAAAGGACATGGGAGCATCGACAAAGTCCTGCAAAAGGACTCGTCGTAAAT